ACTTGGTGGATTTCTTGCAAAGTTGAGAACGAAGAAATTTGGCAAGACTTCATTAAGACAGGCGAGTTTAAAGGATTTTCGGTCGAGGGAATATTTAAACATAGCAAGTCGCAAGACGATGAAATTATTGAGGCGTTACTTGAATTAATTACTAAATAAAAAAATATAAATATTATACATTATGGAATTAAAAGACCTAATCAAAAAAAACCTACCTGCTTTGAAAAAGATTCTTTTCGAAGAAGACAAAGTTGAGGTAAAGATGGATGAAGCCAAACTAAGCGATGGCGTTACCATAGTTAAATGGGAAGGAGAACTTGCAATGGGTTCGCCTTTGTATGTGATTTCAGAAGAAGGCGTTACTCCTGCACCAGATGGAACTCACGAACTTGAAGATGGCAGAGTTATTGTATCTCAAGACGGATTAATTACTGAGGTTAAGACTAAAGAAGAAGAAGCAGAAGACGAGGGAGAAACTGAAGTCGAGATTGAGAACTTTGCAAAAGTTGAAGATGTTAAAAGCATCGAGTTAAGACTTGAAGCTATTGAAGCAGATAGTACCGCTAAGACTTTAGTTGCTAAGTTCGAAGCCTTGAAAGCAGAGAATGACACCTTAAGAACAAGTCTTAAATTAATGTTTGAAGTTGTTGAGAAAATCAGCGGAGAACCAGAAGAAGTGGAAGTGATTGAGCCAGAGAATAAGGATAAGAAAAAACTTGACTTGTTTAATTCAATCGAAGAAGTATCAAAAATTTTAAACAAAAAATAAAAAAATTATGGCATTTAATGTAACAGGCTTATTAGCCTACACCAAACCAAACGAGCGTGAACTAATGATTCAATCATTATTCACTGCTAAATCTATTCAGTTGGCAACTAAGATGCCAAACGTGAAATCTACAATGCAAGTAAACGTTATGGATACTGATGCAGTATTTCAAGCGGGTGCATCTTGCGGATGGAATGCAAGTGGTACAACCGTGTTCTCAAACAGAACTATGACCGTAGCACCTATTAAAGTTCAAGAGGCATTATGTCCTAAAGACTTAGAAACAAAGTATCTTCAGTTGTTATTACCTTCTGGTTCAAATCCTAAGACCGTTCCATTCGAAGAGCAATATGCTACTTTGAAAACAGGCTTAATCGCAGAGCAATTAGAAACTGCATTTTGGCAAGGTAACACTTCATCTGGTAATGGTAACTTAAACAAGTTCGATGGTGCTTTAAAAATCATTGATGCAGCAAGTGGAGTTATCGAAGCTAACGTAAGTGGTTTTATGACAGGCGCACCTTATAGCGTATCAGGTGGAATTACTCCTTCAAATGCTATTGCAATTATGCAAGGTATTTACAGAGCCATTCCTGTTGAATTATTAGGTAAAGAAGACTTAAGAATCTTCGTTGGAATGAATACATTCAGAGCCTATCAAATGGCGTTAACAAACGCTAACTTGTTTCACTATAATACTGATGCAAGCAATGGTAGTTTTGAAATCGTTATACCGGGAACTAACTTGACCGTTGTAGGTGTAAATGGTTTAAATAGCACTAACAGAATTATTGCTATGAGAACTTCTAACTTATTCTTTGGTTGCGACATCGCTGATGAAGAGTACAAGTGGGAAATGTTCTATGCAGTTGAAGCAATGGAAGTACGTTGGAACGTAGAGTTTAAAGCAGGCGTTCAGATTGCTTTACCAAACGAGATTGTTAAATTCACTTTAGCTTAGTAGTATATGCCTTGCGCAATAACATCAGGATTTACCATCGATTGCAAGGATGCAGTCGGTGGTCTTAAAAACATCTACTTAGCGACAGGCGTAAGTGGTTCAACTATTACCTCAAGCGTAAGTGGTGGAGTAAGTTTAGTTAGTGGTGTAACTTTTTACAAATACGAATTAATGCCTCAAGGTGCAGATTCATTTGAAGAAGCTATACAATCTAATCCTGCAAACGGAACTATCTTTTATCAGCAAACGGTAGTAGGTAACTTTCCAAAGATGAGTCAAACAAGCAGAAATAAGTTTCAAGCAATTGCACAAACTAAGCCTTTAGTTGTAATTGAGAAAAAGGATGGAACTTATTGGTTACTTGGACAAGTTTATGGATGTGAAGTTACGGCAGGAAGTCATTTATCAGGTTCAGCAATGGGAGATTTCAATGGACAAACACTTACTTTAGTAGGTAATGAGGCTAACCCTGCGCAACAATTGACCTCGATAAGTGCAATCACAGTAGGAGTTTAGTTGTTTTTTTCATATTTTATTTGTTGGGAGAGCCACTTGGAGTAAAATCTGAGTGGCTTTTTTACTATCTAAGCATTTATTTATATTTAAATATATGATTAACCTTAATTTTGGAGTAAATAATGTAGCTTTAACCTTGAGTGAAGATACAAATATTACTTACGTTGATTATTTATTTCAGTTTATTAACGCTACTTCACTTGAGGAAGTGGTTTTTATTGCTCAGGATGTATCCAATTTCAAAGAAAGATATAACTTATTCGTGATAGAATTAGTTAACCCTAACCAAGTAAACTTAAGAATAGGTAAGATACACTTAAATGATACAGGTTATTGGACTTATAACATCTATCAGCAGCCTTCTTTTAAAAAAAGAGTGATTGCAGATGGTGGAACATTTGAAGCAGAGAGTTGTTTTAACATAAATTTAGACGTAGAAGATGCGGGTACGTTAGTTGAAACAGGAAAAGTCCTATACAATTTTACTCAAGACGATACAATAGAATTAGAACAAGATAATAAAGTGATAATTTATGGCTGATTATAAGACAAGTCAACGAATCGGATTTAGTGCCGAACCTTTGAGTTCGTACCAAATTCCTTTGTTTACTAAAGATAGAAGAAACGAATACGTTAACTATGGCGAGGATAATAACTATCCTCAATATTTGTGTGATTTATTTAATCGTTCAGCGAAACACAACGCTATCTTAACCGCTAAACAAAAGTGGACTTACGGCAAAGGTTTAAAGGTAAGAAAAGACGAGAACTTAGATTCAATGATAAAGGCTCAACAACTTTTGTCGAAGCCTAATCAATTTGAAAGCCTAAATGACATCTTTAAAAAATTAGCATTAGATAAAAGATTGTACGGAGGTTACGCTCTTCAGATTATTTGGGATAGAGGGGGTCAAAAGATTGCTAAGATTTTTCACGTTGACTTTTCTAAGGTTCGCAGTTCGGTAGATAATTCTAAATTTTTCTATTCTAATAATTGGGCTGATAAAAAAGAAACCATTGTTGAGTTTAACGCATTTAACCCAGACAGAAGAAAAGGTTTACAACTTTATTATTGTAAGGATTATAGACCAACGCTTAAGACTTATCCTTTGCCTGATTACATTGCAGCAGTACCTTACATTGAGGTAGATGTTGAGATTGCAAACTATCACAGAGCAAACATTCAAAACGAGTTTTTCTTTGGAGGTATTCTTAATTTTAACAACGGAGTTCCAACCGATGAAGAAAAAAAAGATTTAGTAAGAAGAATCAATCGCAAACATCAAGGAACTAACAACGCAGGAAGATGGATTATTAACTTTTCTGATGGAGCGGATAAAGCACCGAATGTTATTCCTATTCAGCCTAATGACTTAGATAAGCAGTTTGATATATTAAATAAGACGGTTCAAGAAGAGTTGTTCGTAGCACACCGAGTTACTTCTCCTATGCTTTTAGGAATAAAAACTGAAGGTCAACTTGGAGGAAGAACTGAGATGGTGGATGCTTACAAGTTATTCGACTTGAACGAAATTAAGCCAGACCAACAACACTTCGAAGAATTGTTTAATTACTTTGCTGCGATAAATGGTGCGACAGATGCTTACGAGATTGAAACTTTAGACGTTCCAGAGCCAACTTTAAGTGAGGCGGCATTGATACAAGCAGCGACTAATGATGAGTTGAGAGAGATTTTAGGCTTACCAATCTTAGACGTTACAAAAACAGAAGGTCAAAAACTTGCAGAAGAAATCGGTAAGCTATCTCCACTTGTTGCGAATAAAGTTTTAAGTTCATTAAGTCAAGAAGAGATAAGGTCAATGATAGGCTTAGGTGGAGTTGTTAATGCTATGCCAGATGAAAGTGTAGAGGTTAACGCCTTTGCAAAAGAGTGGACAAAGGACATAGAAATATTTGCTCAATTTGGCGAGAGTGCTGATGACTTTATCGAGTTAAGTTCAAGGTCAGTTCAGTTATTCGAAGATGTAGAGATTTTCGAAAGAACACTTGAATCAGTTGAGTTGGAATTGATAGACGAGGGAAGGCAAAAGTTTGCAGAAATCGAAGCGAACACTCCAGAGGAAAATAAGGTCTTAGAGTACGTTAAGAAAAACCCTATTTCTACAAAAGCAAACATAGCAAGGGAAACAGGATTGACCGAAAGTCAAGTTGAAACTATTATTAATTCTTTAAGAGCGGCATCAGTTTTATCACTTGTTGAAGGTGCGTGGAGTATTAACAATAAAAGACCTTCTAAGGCTTTAGTCGATAGGATAGCTGATGAGATAAAAAGTCTTGAAGTTAAGTACAAATATGTCGGACCAAAAGATAGTAAGAACAGAGAATTTTGCGCTGCACTTTTAGACCTCAATAAAGTTTATACCAGAAAAGAGATAGATACTATTTCTAAAAGAGTAGGCTACAATGTTTGGAACAAACGTGGAGGATGGCAAACGATAAAAGGAACTGACATTCATCTACCTTTTTGCAGACACACTTGGAACTCGGTTTTAACACAGAAAAAGAAAAGATAAATGGCACAAGTTTTATTTATAAGCGAAGAAACTCTTAAAGAGAATAGCGTAGTAAGTGCGAATGTAGACCCGAAGTTATTTAGGTCAGCTATAACAGACGCTCAAGATATGTATCTACTGCCTATCTTGGGAACTAATCTCTATAATGATTTGGTTACAAGTGTGAGTGGTTTTGCAGTATCGGGAACTCCTATATCAGTACCTTATCAGACCTTACTTGACACCTATATTAGACCTTGTTTAGTTAAGTATTCGTTGTTTAGAATGGTGATTACGTTAAGTTATAAGTTTCAGAACAAAAATGTAGGCGTAAAATCAAGCGAATTTAGTCAGCAAGCGGGTTATTCTGACTTAACTAAGTTAAAGGAGCAAAGTTTAAACGATGCAGAAGTTTACGCTGAGAGATTGAGTAATTTTCTCTTAGCAAATAATTCTACTTATCCGAAGTATTTAACCCAAGAAAATGCAAATATCGCAACTATCTTCCCTAATAAAAACAACTATACCAATGGTATGTTCTTGGGAGATGATTGTGATTGCGATAATATACCCGCACGAATCAAATATTCTGGAAACACTTTTAGATGTTAATAATATGGCAAGATTAAAAGGTAGTGCAAACAAGAAAAACGAAGAGTTATTAAGAATTTACTTAAGTAAAAATGAATACAAGTCTAAATCAGGTAGTAAAAAAGTTAGAGGGTATAGCGCAAAACCATCTTCAGATAAAGGGGTTTAAGTTCTGCGATGTTGCCGACTTAGAAGCGGAGAGTAGTTTACTTTATCCGTTGCTTTGGTGCGATGTAAGAACTTCTTCATTTGCGACTAAGATAGTAACTCTATCTATACAAATTAGTGTCTTAGACATCGTCTTAAAAGACTTGAGTAACGAGCGAGATGTCTTGAGTGATTGCTTGCAAATTATTTCAGACGTAGTTAACGAGTTGAGAAACCCAAGTGAGGATGAATTTATAATCTCAGATTCGATAACTGCAACCCCTATCAAGGATAGTTATCAAGATGAAGTAGCGGGTTGGAATTGTTTAATTTCTTTAGACATTGCAAATCCTTATAATAGATGCGCAGTACCTTCAATTACTTAAACTTAAAAAAATAATATTTAAAAATATGATACTTTTAGAAAAAATTTTAGGCGGTCAAGGATGTTTATTCGTTGACTCAAGTGCGGCAGCAACAGGGAAGAGGTTTTACGCCTTAGTCGTGAATGATGATTGTGTATTGACAACGTTATTATCAGCGGGAAATCAAAACTTACTCAGCACTTACAACTTAAGCGGAAAGACTTTAAAAGCGGGGACTTTGATTCCTATGTTTAAAGGAGACCCAATTGCTACAATTACTTTAGCGAGTGGTAGTGTAATGGCTTATGGTAACGAGATAAACCAACTATGATAGGAATAGGCATAGGCATACCTTTTAATAAGCGTAGGGGTGGACAAGCTAATACGATAGTTAACGCTTTTAAAGCAAGAGTTATCGCAGCGGGCGGTACGTTTGAAGCGACTAATTGTATGGTTGCTCAAATAAACGAACTCCTATCCCTTGAGCAAATTGTAACAACCTTTAACCTTAGAGTAGTAGCTGCGGGAGGAACATTCGAAGCGGTTAATTGCTGCCAAACTATTATCACAGACCTTAAAAATATAAACATAGATTAATATGAGTAATGCATATCAAAACGCCTCACTTTTAGTAACTCCGAATGGCTACGAAGCAGGCACAATATTTTCAGCCAAACCCACAGAC